AGAAGAAGAGAATGAGCAATTGAAAAAAGAATTGAACTCATTCAAACCAGTAATGTTTCGAGATGTGAGAAAAGGAACTGTTACATTATATTCAAAGGAGATTTCCAAATGAGTGAGAAACGATTTTTCACTAAAATCAACAGTAAGGGTAGGCTTGTCATAATCGACAAAGACTGTCATACTGAACTTATTGATATGTATCTTGCTTGTGAAGTATTGAATAGACTTGATTTGAAAAGAAGAGTGTTCATTGAAGAGAATGAGCAGTTACGAAAACAAAATAGGATATATGAATATTTTATAGATGAAAATGATTTAAATATCGATTGGAGTTATTTCTGTACTGCAAGTGATTGTGAAGAAACTGAAAGTGATTGTAAATATTGTGAATATATGAAACTGGTGGAGAAAAATGACTGAAAAAAGATTTGAAATTTGTCGATTTAATCCTACTGTTGCTCCTTTGAAAATTGCAAAGTTTGTAATGGATAAAGAAGGGGAATATAAGGATATCCATACTATTGAGGGTTGTGTTGTTATTATGAATGATTTGAATAAGGAAAATGAGGAGTTAAGAGAAATAAATATGAGATTGAATAAGTTATTGTTGAAGAGTGTTCCTATGGAGAGTTTAGAATGACTGAAAAAATATTCTCATTAAGAGATGATAAAATTTGTGAATATGGCAAACCGATAAGCAATGAAAGAATACTCAAATTACTAAACGAGTCAGAATTTGTAAGAGCTGATTTACAAAATGCAGAAAATCGTGTAATGAACACAAAAATTACTTTAGATTATTACAGCACAAGATGTTTGCGACTTGAAAATGGAATCAAAGATTGCATTGCTGGCCATGATAATTTAAAAAAATTTGCTAAAAAGATGGGAATATGAGTAATAAAGAGAAAATAGAGTTCAAAAAAGAGTATTGGAGGCTTGAAAAGGGCGAAATACGATACTTCAGCACATATGGCACATACACTAAGAGAGATGCTGTTAAGAGATTGAACGAATTAGAAAATGAAAATCGCAGTTTAAAATTTGAGCTATTCCGATATAGAAGAATAAGAGCAGACTTGGATAGTATTAAAGAAGATATTGATGATATTGAAAGGATAGAAGAGGATAATGAGGATGGCATTATAGAACTACTATTAAGGAAGGATTTGGATGATTGAGATTAAAAGAACAAGAAATGCAGACAGCAGAACAGCAGACGAAAACTTGAATCACGAAAGCCTAAAAATCGCAACAGTTGAACATATCAGCAATGTGACAGATGGAATGCAATTCCTAGCAAACAAAATAATAGATAGGGGATGTGTTCATGACTATACAAAACAAAAATACTTCGATGAGTTTGCAGATAATGTATTGGCACGTTATACTGGTGAAGAATTTATCAACAAAGAATGGTATCAGAAACATATTTCAGAAGAAAGGCATCACTTGAACAGCAACTGCCCTTTAGATGTTAATCTGATTGATGTCTTGGAGATGATCGTGGATTGTGTGATGGCTGGCAAAGGCAGAAGCGGATATGTGAATCCTCAGGTACTGAAATTGAAAGACCCTGCATTGCTTGAAAGAGCATATTGGAATACTGTTATATTAGTAGATGAGAATGTGGAAATCAAGGAGGATTAGAAATTATGTTCATAATAGAGTCAGTTGACATTGTCAATTTTGAAGGTGATAAGGAAATACTAGAGAACTGGATATGTGTTTCAGACCCTGAGAGAGTTGAAAACACTTTTGCAGTACGCAATATGGAAACAGCTGAAAATTTATGTGAATACTTGAACGATTTGGTAATTCAAGATAGACAGCATTGCTATGTTGGGACAAAAGTCAAGTATATTATTAAAACATTGCTTGAATCAAATCCTAACAGGAAGTTCACTTCAGCTGAGATAGTGGATTTCATAATTCAGCATAAGATGTTAGGCAGAAGCCGTGCAGTTACTAAGATGTTCATTGTCAAACTGGTCAAGCATGATGTTCATAGGGGACAAGGAATATTGAAGGATGTTATCATTGAGGAGAACACTAGAAAGAAGGGCATAACATTTCGTGTCAAGAATTGATTATAATGTTTCTAGGGAAATGCAATTGGTGTGGACGGTTGTACTTGAAAAAGTCAAGGAACACTAAATATTGTTCTGATTATTGCAGGAATGAGGCGAAATTGGAGAGCAATCGCAATTCCATTAATAAGCGTAATAGGTCTGAACGATATTTCAATACTCGTTGTAAGAACTTGACTGAGTTGGGCAGCAAGGGCACGGATTCGAATTATCATATGAAGGATAATTTTAAGGATGAGGCTGTGAGTGTGTCTGCTCAGCGTAGGCGTTTACGGATATGATGAGTTTTTTTTCCAAAAACTTTTTTTCATGTTTTTGACTTTAAACTTTTTAGATAATTTTATATATTATGTAAACATACTTAATATTATATAATATTTTGGAGGAATTAAATATGAAGTTTGAAAGGGAGAAATACATTATCAAGGTTGGTGGATTGTTTGACTGAATCAACCAGCAAACTTGAAAGTTTTGATCTCATACAAATACCTGATTTGCAAAAGTATATGCATGACAATTGCAGCGATCTGAAACTTGACTGGGAAGAGGATGAGGACATATTCCTAGCAAGATGTTATTATTTTGCTAGGGAATCCGAAGGCCTGAAGGATTATCAGGCAAGAAGCTTTTCAAGTGAACTAACATTATTTTATTTTAATAAGATTATCTCTACAAATGTTGAACTTGTCTATAGGGAGGATTTGTTGGATAGTTATTTCAAGGATTTATATCAAGTCTTATTTTTTACTAATGGGACTTGGGATATTTTCATTGAAAAGATGCTTGAATTCTATAAATCAACTAAGAGTTGGGATTTTGAAAAGTCTAATAAGAATATTTTAGTTCGTTTGAGTCAAGATGAAATTGATTTCCTTGATGGTCTCGGATGCAGGGATTTTCATCAGTTGACAAGTCATTTATTGAAGTCTTATGATTTTGATTTTGAGGATTCCTGTATTCCTAGTGATCGTGGTGCTGCTGTTGTTAGCAAAGGTGTTTTTTTGACTCAATCTGAGTATGATTGTTTTATGAGTATTCCTTTGAAATCCAAGACTGATAAGTTTTTGCAGTTACTGTATTATTTCAAGGAGGAAAAGAATGGGTGAAAAACGATTAAAATATCCTTGTCCAAAGTGTGATGGAGAAATGGAATATCATCATCAAAACAACGAAACAATATCATTATATTGCTCAAACTGTAATCATATGGTATTGGTTCGGAAAATGCCTATTGACTTTTCAATTAAACCTACTATTGACCTTTCCATTAAACCTATTGAAATTGAGAGAAAGAATGCAGAAAGTCTTTTGAGTTTGTTAATATATGATGAAAAAGAAGGAGTATTGAAGAGATGAGTGAAAAAAGATTTGAATTGAGAAGCTATGGAAATGATGATGAAATCTGGGAGATGAAGGATAAACAAGGAGAAAGTTTGCTTACTTGGGAGGATATTGAAAAGAAACTTAATCAGTTAGCAGAAGAGAACAGTTTATTGCAAGATAAAGTAAAATTATATGAAAGTGGGAAATGGGTTCAAGTTGAAGTTTGCAATGAATTACATAAGAAAATAGATGGCTTGTCAGAGTATATGGTGAACTTAGGAAATGATAAGCAGGAATTAGAGGATATGAATAAGAAGTTGAAAGAATCTAATACTATACTTCGTAGTTCTCGCAAAAGTTGTGAAAAAGGCAGAATCCAAGACAGAAAATCATTTGAAAGTTTTGATAAGATGAGATTAAGAAGGATTAGATTCCTAGAACGAAGATTAAGTGAGAATGGATTGAGTTACTATGAGAATGAAGATGCTCAAGGGAACAGAATAGTTTGAACTAAAAAAGAGAATAATAATGGGGGAATAAAGTTGCATAATCAAGCATTAGTAATATATCCAAGGGATATTGAATTAAAGGATGTGATGTATCCTTATCAAGAAATAGACAAAACCGTGCCTGATAAGATACTTGATAACAGGTGTGTTTTTTCTTTAGTTATACCTGAAGAGGATATTGAATCAGCATTGAATTGTATAAAAGAACATTATCAAAATAGACGGAATGAATCTTTAGAGATATTACAATATCGTTCAGAACATACTTACGCAGAAACAAAACAGAAATATGGTAACTCAATTGAATATTGTTTTGAGCTATACAAACACAGTTATGATGTTCTAAAAAAATATGAGGAAGTTAAGAACTTGCCTTCTGATGATCCAAGGCAAATATCTTTCATAAAAGACTATTATGATTGGGCAAATCCTAACGCTTGGTTAAATATATATATTAATGGCAAGGGCTATGGGAATATAGATAATCCTTATGATTTATGGGATTTTTACACTATTGTGAATGAGCATAGGTTTGCAGAGGATGTTAATTTTTTAGTTAGCCGTGATGGGCAGTATAGGAATATTATGCCTTTCGAGCGGTTGGATGTTGATAGAACCGTTGAGAACATTGAATCACTTACTCATGTATGGCGTTATATTATTTTTTGTGAAAAATATTCAAAAGATAGTGTGGTTTATGTGAAAGATAGGGTATTTGAGGATATTTCGGATAAATTTCATCAAGTGTATAATCTTCGTGACAAGTTAGATGAACTTCAAAGAAATTATTTATCTGGGTTTTATATGGTTACTGCAATAGATTTCCATTTTTAGAAAGAGAGGAGAATTCTATGATTGATAATAGCAAGGGCAATATGGTGCTGAATGTTAACTTTTTAGGAGTAGATGATCATGACACTTGCGAATCATTTATTGAGGAGTTAAGGGGAATAATGAGAAAGTTTGAGGAGCAGCCTGCAAAGGAATCTACCATTTATGCTTTGAAGTCTGAGATTGGTTGGTTGTTGGCTAAGAGAGAGTATGAGGGTGTTATGGTTGATTGTGACCAGTTCTTTATTGAGGAGTATTGGTGTTTGGATAGGATTTTGAGGGAATGGAGACGGCATTATCCTGAGCGTTTTGATGATAGTAAGGTTAGGTATACTGTGATGGAGGTTAATAATATTTTGTTTGATTTGCAGACTGTTGGTGTTGTTAAGGGTTATGAGTGTATTGCTTATCCTTTTGAGTGTAGTGATAGGATTTTTGAGGATAGGTCTGTTCGTGTTTGTGTGCCTATGATTGATTTTAGGTAAAATCTTTTTTTAATTATTTTTTTTAACTATTTTTTTTATTCTATATTATACGAACTTATTTCTTTTTTTTCATAACACTAATAGTGAGAAAACATTATTTTCTCCATATATACTCTGGATAAGAAAAGATAAAAATCCTGATAAAAAAAGGGGAAACACTTTTTATTTTGAAATATTTTTTTTATCATGTCTTATTGAATTTCTTTATTGTTGAATTAGTTTCTATAAAATAGTTTATCTGTATCATTGTTTAATTTTCATTGAAGTGCCTTGAGTTTCTATTTTTTTTTAGAAGGATTTTTACTTTTTTATCCAAAAAAAGAGAATTTTAGGAGGGTAAAAAAAGACTGAAAGAATAATAAAATTTTTTTTGCTGCTAAAAAATAGTTAATAACCTTTGATTATCGACCATTTTTTTCACATTTTTTAGGAGAACATTTCATTTTATCCGTATTCTTTTTTGATAGTTTTATAATTTATAGATTCGTTTTTAATAATTTTATTTTCTTATTCATAAAATGGGACACATTATTTTACCATCTTATATAAAAGTTTTTTAGGATTTACAGCACAAAAATAAATTAATTAAATTTCCTATTGGGGATATTTTTTTTCTTTCAGTCTTTTTTTACCCTAAATATTCTTTTTTTTTCAGTTAACCTAATAAAAAAAAATAGGATTTTGGGGTAAAAGAACACTACTATTTTTTTTTTAACAAATCCATTTACATTTTTTTCCTAAGAAAAGGAAAAAGACGATTAAAAGATAAAAAGCCTATTAAATTGCAATCAAATACCAAATTAATTACCTATGTTTTTGACCAACTAGTAAAAAACTTTTTTTACTGGTTGGTTATTTTTTTTAATTGATTATTTTATAAGTGATTATTGATGCCGACACATGACTATAAAAAACAACATTACTGTGATAATGACTACTGCAAACAAGAAGCCAGACTGTCGGCGATCGAGACAAAGCTAGAGAACAAGAAAGAGCATTTGCATGAAGTAGATGAAGACTATTATCATCTACGAGACAAGCTCGATGTTATCAATCTGAACCTGACAAGCATATCAACAACCATGGACGCCATAAAAGACAATCGTAAGGAAACCGACAAAAAAATAGTTAGCCTACAACTAGAATTAAAGGAATTAAAAACTAACTGGAGCAACCTTAAATGGATTATTGGTCTAGGTGTTCCTGTCATAACTACTATTCTGACTATTATTGCAAATTACATACTATAACAATTTTCTATTAATTTTTTTTTCAAAGGAGAGGATAAAAAAATGTTAGGTTTACTAGAGTTCAGTTTTTTAGGAGTAACATTAGGATTCTTAGCAATAATATGCTTGCCATTAATATTGACTTTAGTATTAGGAATCACACTTGTTGACATTATCGGATTAACAGGAATTATGGGATCATGTTTCCTGTTAGGATTTTTCATAGTGATAAGTCTGATTATTACTTTCATAATCTATTAAAAGAATCATTAAAGAAGTGATTGATTAAAGCAATACTTTAACCAATTGCTTCTATTTTTTTTATTCAACAATTTAATTATTATCTTATTCATTATTTTCATCTAAAGAAATAGACTAACTAATACACATACTATAAGAACTTTATAGAAGTTTTGTTGCAATTCTTATTAGAAGGGGAGGATAAAATGACAGAAAACTGTTACTGGAATTATGCACTAACTGGTTTGAATGGTAGACCTGAAGGCAAAACGGTAAGAAAATATAGGGACTACTATTTTAGACATTATGATGACATAACTCTTAAGCAACTGGCCGACCACTTCGGCATATCAGAGAGTACAATGCAAAAGCATAGTCATAATTTTCAATGGAAAGCTGTCATGAGAGACAAGAAGGCCTATGACAGTAAAGTCGAGAGTGAAGAATGCAGACAAAAAAGAGAAGCAATTTATGAATCATTCATTGAAAAAGATTACAAAACAGTTGATGGTCTTTTAAGTCTCAAGTATACTCAAATGCAAGTATGTGCTATAATATTAGGTTGGTTGCCTAACGAGAATGATATTAAATTGCCAGACATTTCCGAGAAGGAAGCGTTTGATTATATTGCAAGCATCAATCCGAATACATTGCATAAGATGTTGTTGCGTGACCTTGAAAAAGATAATTATCATATGAAAATCGCATTAGAATCCAAGAATACAATTGAGCATAAGTTTGAGCCTTTGAATCCTTTTGAAGATTTGGAAAGAATTGAAGATGAGGAGCTTGAAGAGCTTGCGAATGAACTTGAAAACTTGTGATTACAATGAGGATTGAAACTAATGATTTTAGTCTGAAACAATTTAGCAAGAGCACACAAAGATTATGCAATAAGACAGTATTCACAAAACGAATCAGCAAGTATAAGAATCCTTATTTGAAAGTTGAACCGTATGGATTGCAGAAGATTGCGATATTATATGCTAATGACCTAGAGAATACTCTTAATCAGTTGCTTGCAGGAGCAGGAGCATTCGGAGGGAAAACATATCTAGGCAGCATATTATCTGCACAGTATTTGCCATATGATAGGGATTACACTTGTCTTGTAACAAGAAAGAACTATGCTGAATTGACAGACACCAACAGTATCTGGGACAACTTGACTGACTGGTGCTGTGATGAGAGCCTTAATCCTGATGTCAGATGCGAATACAAGCAAAGCCCTCCAATCATAGAAGCCCCAAACGGCAACAAGATATATTTCAAGGCATTTGACCATGAAAAGAAAAAGCAGAAACTGAAAAGTGCAAGTTATGATCGTGTTGTCAATGATGAGGCAAGTGAGTTGCCACTTAAGGTGCTCAAGTTCATGTACCGTAGTTTAAGGAACACTAGCGAAATCCCCTTAAGCTTGATTCACTTGAGCAATCCTTCAGAGGATAATCCTGAGAGCAATGATTATCTTGTTGAGAAGTTTGTTGATGGACCTTACCCTTATATTCAGATGGATTGGCGTGACAATCCTTTCATTGACAAGGCAGCGTATGAGCAATCCTTGAACGAACTGGACTATGTCAGTCAACAATACCAGAAATATGGTAACTGGAAATACAAGCCGACACATGGAGACCTTATCAACCGAGAGGACATACTCAAGCAAAGACTTAACTTCATATTACAAGATAATGATGTTGCCTATAGTCTGATTGGGATTGACCTTGCTGGAAAAGGAAAGGATAAATTTGCAGTATGCCGTTATGATTATCTTAGGAATGGCTTGGAAGTCATTACCGATTTTGTGCAGACACAATCAAGTATGCCAGAGGATATGCTATATAATTTCGTATCCAAGCATAATCTTAATCCTTTTTATCCAGTCACTGATTTGATAGTGATTGAGCAGGAAGGAGGCGGTTCGCCATTGTATGCTCAAAGGTATTTTCAGGAATTGTTGCAGGATTTCAACATTCCTGTAGTTTTGCAGACTCCTAAGGGCAGTAAATATCAGAGAGCAAGGCCATTGATGCGAATGATAAAAAATGGGATGGTCAAGATAGGTATGGATTGTGGCTGCATGGAAGAGTTCATTGATGAGTCAGTAAGGTTAGGGCCTGTAATGAAAGTCAGTCCGAACCTTGTTGATAGCGCAACATTATGTCATAATTATTTGCATGAGAATGTATTGCATAGTGGAACTAATATTCATATTGGTGGGCATATAGGAGCATAATGGTGGAAAAAAAACTAGATTATTAAAGGATGTGAAGAAGAGTGTATCCTTATATGTTCCATCAATTAATCTTTTTTTTAGTTTAATTATGATTAGGATTTAAATTAACTTTTAATGGAATAGTGGGGGGAATAAGTGAAAATGAAAATGGTAATACAAAACCCAATCAATAATGAAATCGCAACAGTTTACAAGAGTGTCAATGACAATCTCAAGAAAGACAAATACTTTCAAGGCTCCAACTTGGACAAAGCAGATAAGAATATAAAGCTTAAGCCTCCAGTACCATTCAAAGATTGTGAATTCGTATTCAAAAATAGTAGCTATGTTGCGAAATGCTGCCGAATCAAGGCAAGTGACATAATATATAATGACATCACTTTGACAACAGACGATCCAAATGTTGAGGATAGGAAATTAGAGATTATACAGAATATCTTATTGGAGAATATTGATGAGGTTTATAATGCCTTGGTTGATTATGGTTATGCAGGTTTAGGTGTGGTGGAATATGCTTATGGAGTGCATCGTTTTAGCTTGAAGCAGATTCCTGTCAATACTTGCGATATTATTCGTGTGACTTTTGAGGGAAATGAATATTACTTGTTGCAGCAGAAGATTCAATCTACAACCAATTACTTCAGGATAATGGGAGAAATATATCCTCCTAATTTCTCCCATTATAATAATCAGGTTCTTGGATATTGCAGTCTCATTGGAGGAGACAATTTCTATGAATTCTTTGCGACTCCAGTTTGGGTGCAGGAACGTAAGAAAATATTTACCGAGATTGCAATATCTGACAAGAATTATAATACCATCAGCAACGGTAACATTGCGACTGGAGTATTGAACATAAACCTAGAGCCACAGTTAAAGAAGCCTGTGACATTGGATGAGAACGGCAATCCAGTAGAATCCAAATCAAGAGAACAAGTCATAGCCGATGAACTGACTGATAATACGAATGGTATTGCTGTAGTGTTCACCGAATCAAGTAGGCCTGTAACTTTTGATTTCACAAAGTTGGAGAATGACAATTACGGTTACCTTGAGAGTCAAGAGGAAAAGGCAGAGCAAGCAGTCTTGAATTGTTACAACATCCCCTTAGCGAGGATGATGATTAATACAGAAAAGGAATCAATGAACAGTAACAAGACACAGAGCATCTGGGAGATTTACACTATTGAGTTAAGGAATGACCAGAACCATCTTGCAAAGCCTTTCATACGTGAACTAATCTATGACTTGTATAATATTCAAGTGAATGTTGATATGAGCTTGCCAATATTTAGTGATCGCCGTGAAATCGAAATCAACAATATACTTAGTCAGTGGGAGAAGGGAATCTTAAACCTTCAACAGACAATTACTGCGTTGTCTGAGTATACTAAAGTTATTGACTTGAAGGATTATGATTTCACAGTCAACCGAGAGTTGTGGGAATACAGGCAAATTGATGGCTATTATGAATTATTGAATGAAGTTGATATGTTGAAACTGGAAGCTGTTGAAGATGACATTAGTAAGGTTGTATAATTTCGCATTGAAGGACCGTTTGCATAATCAGAGGATTTCTATTATTCAGAAGGCTCGCACTCCTTTGCAGGTCAAGATTCAGATGATTAACAATCAGGCCATAGATGAGAAGATATTGTTGTATTATGGGGATTATGATGTTGATAGTCCTACCAGTCCAGCATATAAGGAAGAGAAGATGCGCAATGAGATTGGACAAGCGAACCTTATGGCCACTTATGTTGATTTTGATAGATTACTAAGGAAGAGTCCGTTGGTGACTCAGGATAATATTGTTAAGATGGAGCAGTACAATGCTTCAAAGAAGATTGGTGACAAGATTACCAATGTTGAGATTGAAAGGATTAACAAGAATCTTGAGTATGTTGAGCAGACCTTGAAGGAGGCTGAACTGGACATTGCGAAGTATAAGGAAATCGTTAATAAGGTTCCTCGTACTGTCAGCCGAAAAGACATACTGGAAAAGGCCTTGACTAGTGGACAGAATTATAAAGGCAGAGAATATTCCTTTAAGGAGTTGAACCAGTTGTCACGTGACCTTGAAAAGTACCGTTTGAGCAGCGCAGATTTTGAGGCTGCTAAGATAGCGAATGACCAAAGCCAGAGAGAAGGGAATGGTAGTTTGAATCAGACTAAGACTTGGATTTGGTCAAGGCTTGAGAGAACAAGGCATAGTGAAATGGATGGCGAGACTGTTGGCTTGTATGAGAAGTTCACTGTTGTGAATGAGACTAATGGGATTACTGATTATTTGAGGTTCCCTCATGATATTGAGAATGATAATAATAATTGCAGCAATATCTGCAATTGTGGTTGTTCATATGAAATCAATGTGAATTAATGTATATGTTTTATTTGATAATTTATTGTTTAATTCTTATCTTTCATAATTGTTGAAGAGTCAATCGATTTAAATAAAAAGGGATTTTAGTCCTATTGTTTTAATTGATGGGTTCTTTGATAATCTGAGATAAAACAAAGTTTAGAGAATATTTTTTCCTCCAAAAATATATGAAAAAACAATTGAATCTACGTCTAAAGTTTTTGGTGGAGGAGGTCGGAAATGATAATATGATGCTAAACAAAGAAAAAGCTCTGTATGTGAAAATCTGTGTAATACAGAATGGAGTGCAGGACTCCGATGGAGACACATTGGATGCCGTGGACATTAAGAGGATATTCACAAGTTTCAACAATCAGAACAGATTTGAAATCCAGCATGACAACCTTCCATTGGAAGAGGTTAGTCTGATGGAGAATTATATCAGCAAATCTGTCGAGACGATTGCTGGAATTGAAGTTCCAATTGGCTCTTGGAATGGTATTATAAGAGTGGATAATCCTGATGTGCAGGACCTATTGTTGCAGCACGAGTTTGGAGGAGTCAGTCTGTACAATAGAATCAAGAAGTCCTGTCAGTTGAAATTAAACTTGCCCCATGAGGCCACTTATTCACAACTCAAGGACAAGGATTGCTTAATCCCCCTATATATTAGTTTTGTGAAAAAGCCTGCTAATGGTGTTGGTTTAGAGATAATGGATTATAATTCATATATACAGAAAAGTCAAAAAGAATCAGAATCAAGAATCAAAGAGGATAATAGCATGAGTTTGATTGATAAGCTTAAGAGTCTTATTGAAGAGGCTGAGGCTGAAGGTGAAACTGAAGCGGTTACTACTGTTGAAGAGGAAGTTGTTGCTGCGGAAGATGCACCTGCTGATGAATCTGAAATAAAGAAAGAAGATGAAGAAGAGAATTCTGAAGCTGAAGAGGAATCTGATGAGGAATCTGAAGAGACCATTGAAGCTGAAGAAACAGAATCTGAAGAAACTGAAATACAGAAAGCAGAAGACATAGTTGAAGCAACAACCGAAGAGGATAGGATAACAGCATTGGAAAACCGAATCCAAGTTATCGAGGATAAGGTTAATGAATTGGTAGGGCTTGAGAATACTCTTGATGAGGAAGTCAATCCTGCTGATGTCGCTGATGAGCCTGTGATTACTAAGTCCTCCAAGATTGATGTGAATAATGTAGAGAATTCTGTGAATGTCAGTGAAGAGTTCTACAAAGCAACTAATCGTGATCCAATTACTGGAAAACGCATTAGGCATAAAAGTAGAATCTTGAATTGAACAAGTGTTCAACCTTTAGTATAGTGTTGTTGAACACGAAAAATGAAATCCTAGGGGTTTTGTTTTTTTGTAATGTTAATTGTTTAATTTTTTTAAAATTTTTTTGAACAAAGTTTTTATTCAAAGTTTATTTTTTTTTAGGAGAACAAAAGTATGATAACTGCGAACGATATAGACGCAAACAAGCCAGTCATTGTAAAATGGGCTAAAACCATCCAATCAAGTGGCGTAGCTACTGATGGGGTAATGGCTGGACAAGCAACTGAATTTATCACCAGATTGGAAGAGGAAGCTGAACTTTTAAGCGCTTTGAGATATGTTGAAATGGAAGGGGAAACCCAAGACATCCAACAATTACGTGTCAAGGCTAACTTGATGAACATGATGAAATTGTCTGGAGCAAGCGGTGCAGGAACTCAAATCGACAAACTGTCTGATGTTACCGAAACCACTCCTTCACTTCTCAAGCAAACCCTTGTCGCTCAACCATTTACAGCTTACACTTACATTCCAAAAACCTTTTTGAAAACTAACATTGAAAAAGAAGGATTTATATCCAAATATGAGTCCTTGCTTGTACCTTCCGTTGCTTTCAGCGCAGAGCAAATTGCCATCTTCGGTAAAAACACTCAAGCTGATGCAGCAGGTATTCACGCATTGAAAGGTATATTGGCACAATTGGATGAGATTGCAACTGCATCCGTTGACACTTCAACCCACGCACTCAAAGCAGGATACAAGCTTGGAAAATACGGTTACTATGATGACACCACCTCAGGCCACACTCCTGCATGGGCACCAATCAACGCAGGAACTGGATACAAAGTAATCCCTCAAATCGATGCAATGCTCCAAGCATATACCGCTCAAGGTGGAAAACGTAAAGAGGCAAACATTTACGTTTCCAGTAAACTTGAATCCATCTTGATTGCTGAAGCAGCACAAAGGGAAACTGACGGTGGAGACAGATTATTCTTTAATGATAACGGAAACCTTATGTTAAGAGGCCGTGAAGTAATCCAACTTGACGCACTTGACAATCCAGTAAATTCATATGCTGATGAAATTATCATAATGAACCCAGATTCCGTTGCATATGGTCCTGTAATGGATATGGAATCCGAATCCGCTTATGTGCTTGAGAAAAAATCTTATCTCACCAGTATTGATGTGATGTTTGACGTTGCGATCATATTCGCTGAAGATGTATTATATGCGGATGTTGATTACACCCCCAGTCAATCATAGTGACTTTGACGTTATAGTCACAGATGGTACAAATGCTGTCTCAGGCGCTACTGTAACCATTAGTGGAAACAGTACAACTACTGATGCAAATGGTAAGGCCCATTATGAGGATGTGACTGATGGTAGCGCTAGCGTGACAATCACAAAGACTGGATTCCAAGACAAGACTGCAACAATTACTGTAGGTAGTGCATCCAGTTTCACTATTGCATTGACTCCTGTCGGAACCTTGACAGTTACTGTTACTGATTCTGAGGATGAGCCTACTCCAATTGAAGGGGCAAGTGTTGTAATCGGTGAAACAACAAAGACAACCGATAGCGATGGTAAAGCGGAGTTCCCTAATTTGACTTTTGAGGACAAGTCCGCAACCATATCTGCTGATAGTTACACTACAAAAACTGAGACTTTAGCATTCCGCAGCAATCATAAGTCATTTACTGTTGCTTTAGTTGCAGCGGAACAAGGTGACGGATAAAAAAAATTTTTTTTATGAAGGATTAGAATTTCCTAATCCTTTTTTTCTAATTTTTTTTGTGTGGTGTTAAAAAGTGAATAGTGTTACATATACAGAAGATATACAGGATATGATACTCAGTTATCTAGATGGCTGGGCGATATATTCTCCAACACCAGCACCAACACCAGTTGAAAATAATGAGAATGAACAAGTAGAAACGGAAACTACTGAAAGCAATACCATACAGCCTTTCATAACTAATATTGAAGAGTATAAGGACAATCCAAACAAGCGAATCACAAGCAAGGAATTGGAAGATTTCTTCAATAGCAGCTATAACAAGAGTCTGATGTATTGCAATCGAATGAACATTGATGACTTGACTGAATCAGAAGCAGAGTTCTATATTCAAGGAGTCTGTATGCTAGCAGCTAGTGACATATGGAACAAATACAATATCCGAGTTAATAATGAGGACATGGAAGACACTTACATTCAGAGTTACGGTGGTTTGCTATACAAGCAGGCTATTGATATTCTCAAGGGGTTCATTAATCAGCGCATTACTGGTTTGAGCAGTTTCCGTGAAAATCGCAACAATAACAATAGCAACGTTTGGATAATATGAGTGGATTTATACCTGAGATCACAACTACTGTTAAGGTGAACACTAGGATTGAAGGGCTTGATGCTGCAATTGACTTGATGGAATCAGATGAAATCACTAATATTTGCTTTGATGATGTTATTCGTGATTTGAAAAGCAAGAAATCTGAACTGGAAACTGTTAGTGATGACATGGCTTTGGCTGTGAGTGAAAGTTTACAAAGTCATCAGGAGCAGATTATCGGCATGAAGCACAAATTCACTGGTATGATGATGAATAGTGTTGACATATCCAAGGATGGGAACGCTCAATACTTAGTGGGCAATACTGCCATGAGCGTTGATGGTTTTCCGTATCCTTTGGCTATTGAAACTGGAAGACGTGAAGTTTTTCCAGTTAATGCAAAGTGGTTGCGATGGTGGACAGGTCCTTATTTTAGCGGCGATGTGGTTTTTGCTAAGAAGAGCAAAGCTGTTGATGCTGACCCATTCGTGCAGCCAAGTATTGACTTGACTATGCAGAATGTTGAGGACATTGTCAATGAGTTCATGAGTAATCTATTCAGGTAAAAAAAGAAAATTTTTATGGTGGGTGTTTTGTTTGATGGTTGATACAGACTTGACAAGCGATTTTTTAATATATAACATTCTTGTCAATAGTGATGACCCTTTCATTAAGGAATTCAACATTAAGTTTATTGACAGGAGTGTGCCTGCTGAGGAATCAAATACGATTTATGTTGCGAATATGGATTTGGAATTGGTAAGGGATACTTTTAACAGCACCGAGTACAAGGCCTTAGTCAATTTATTCGTAAAAACAAAGAATACGAATTATATTGAAGCTAGCCAATACTTGCGTACTGTTGTGAAGCACATTAAGGAAGTTCTTAAGACTAATGTGACTTGCAAGCGTAGGCATATTAGTTTCAGGAACATTACTTACGAGTATGGGAGTGTTTACACACTCAAGGGATTGCATATGATAATCCAGTTGAACGAAATGGAATCAAATAACATGACTGAAGACCCTGCTATAATCTCTGAGGTTGAGTTGGGCGATCTTGATATTTATGTTACTACTGATGACTTACACCTTAAGGGTATAGATAAGAAGGTGTAGATTTATATGGCAAAGAAAGTTAAGAAGATTGAAGAGGAGAAATCTGATGCTCCTTTTGACTTGATTAAGGCTTTAGAAGGTGTTGAGCCTTATTTCCGTGATGGATTGCATAAGCTAATCTATAATTTGAAGATTGATATTAAAAGTCAAAAGGAATTTGATAAATTACTAGAAGATTATGGAGGTTTTAAGATTGGCGAATATTGAGCCTCATATTGAAGTTTACGATGTTGCGAAGATACAGCAACAAGGATACGGTGCTGCTGGGAAAATAGCTGTCATTGGAGCATTTCCAACTACAGCTGCATCTACAAGAGTCAATGTGTATACAAGTTATGACAAAGCAAGAGATGATTTGAAAGGTGCATACCGTACAATTGATGATAATAGCATTGCTAACAAAAGCTTAGACCCAGTTCCAGACACTTACATTAGTTTTTACTGTCTTGACTATTTGTTTGGCAGATTCAGAAAGAGTACTGGGGCGGAAAGCATTACAATCGTAAACACTAATGCGAATGGGTCATTGACTCCTGAGATTACTAATGCAGATATTCTTGCAGCTACAAAAGTTTTGGCTGAAGAGGACTTTGACATTTTGACAATTGCAGACAATACCACATTGGTAACCAGCACAACTGTAAGCAATGAAACAACTTATATTTTGAATCCAGTATGGGAGACCCTGAAAGGATTTGAAAATGATATGTTCAAGGCACAGAAACCATTCGGTGTAATCACAGGTATTGACTTGACAAGCAATGCTACAACTACATTGTTAGGAGAGTTCAAGAAGTTATGGAATGATCGTGGAGTGTTCAAGGCTGTTGTCACTCCAGTCAAGCTCAATGGTGCTAGCGCAGCATTGAACATTGCAAGTAGTGGATGCTGGCACGCTGCATATACAGCAGGAAGACCAGCCAACAAGTCAGAAACTGCTAAGGTCTATGATGAGTTAATGGGAGAAAATTCAAAGGACAAGTTCCCTACTACTGAAGACATTGACTGGCAAGACTTATTGGACAATGGTTTCCACACCACAAAATACAAGAATAGAAGATTGCAAACAATCCAATGCTTATCTAACATCACTCCTGCGGATTACGATATGAAAATCGAGAGAGTCAAAAATTACATGATAAAAAGGTTGACTCTTGAAGACTGGTTAGGTGATGACAATAACAATGTGACAAGGGACAGCATCAAAGGTAAATTTGAAGCTGAAAAGCAATTAGCTATTCAGAACAAATTCCTTGTTGATATGGAATATAATCTTGTCAACTTGGAAACTGACAAGGTCAAGGCTAACTTGAAATTGTACATTCCTGACATTATACGTGTCTTGAGACTTGATGTAACCTTGGAAATTACCGCTTATGAGGAGGCTTAGATTATGAGTGCTGAATTGTTTGATGTGGAAATCAACATTGATGGTTTACCATTGTTGTATGCTACAAAGGTCTCAAGCAAAAAGAACCGTGACAGCAACACAACATTGACCTTCAATGGGGATGTCACAACTGGAGCAAGAAATACTGGTGGAACAATTAGCATTGAAGGTTTATATTTCCCTTCAAGTGTTGCGGAAGCTGTTGAACTTGAAAACAAGTTGAACTCCGACAATATTGAAAGCATAACTTGCAGCGGAACAAGCTACACTAACGGTGGAGTTCCATATAGGAAAATCATTATCGGTACTGGCGTGACTGTGAATGGTGATGAGGAGGACTGGTCACCAAGCGATGGTATTAGTCAGAAGCTTGAGTTGGTTGTTGACAAGCTTGTTCGTAATGCTGAAGCGTTATAAGAAAACACTTTTTTTTAGATTAAATTTTTTGATGGTTACAGTTTTTTTCACTTTTTGTAATCATTGAAAAATTCTACTTTTTTTTATTATTTTATACATGGATTGGGAGGATTTTGTGTATGAAGGAAGTTAATCTTGAAGATTTAATCAAAGAGACAGAGCAGAAGATTCTTGACAATGAGTATTATGAGGATGTGGACGTTACTTATAAGGACACTATTATTCATGTCAGGATACGGCCTATTAGTCAGGCAAAGTTCACAAAGATTACAAACACTAGCAATGTGCAGAGTGTTGCTTTTAATACTGATTTGTTGCATGAGTGTGTTCTGAACAAGTATGATAATTCGCAATTCACAAAGCAGCAGATTAATGACTTGTTTACTGGGGGTCTTGCTATTGAATTGGCTTATAAGTGTTTGGAAGTTTCTGGTATAACTTTGAATCAAGCTCAATTTAATAAGCAAAAAAAGTTTTAGAGAATCTGCTTGATTATGAGAAGGGAGAATTGAGATATATTACTCATTGGGTGGATTCTAATTTTTTAACGATTACTTTGGATGATTGGAAGAATTTGACTGTGTTTCAGATTCTTGCGTTTAAGATTATTAATATGGAGATTCGAAAGTGGCGTAGTAAGAAGAAGCCTTTAATTTTGTATTGAAGACTATTTTTTTTTATTTATTTCATTAATTCATTTTTTTTGGACCTATGTGCCATTTTTTTATCGCCTCTATTTTATGCCTATTAATTTAATTGAATTATCAACTGATTATTTTAAAAAACAAATTCTTATGTTAATTTTGATTAGTTGGTTTTTTTAATTATTTTAATGGGCATTTTTTTTATAGACAAAAACCAGTAATCCCAGTATATATAAAATAATAAAAAAACAGTAGAAAAGGATTAGAAATGGGAAAAATATAAAAAAAGGGAGAAATGAGAGAAAATGCCTGAATTTGATATAGACATAAATTTCAATGTCGAGACAGGGCAACTTGAAGAGGCAAAGATAAGTCTCAACGAATTAGTCACAGGTGCAGAAGAAGTGAGCGAAGCTGCTGAAGACATAGACAGTAGCAACATCGAAGACCTCGGCACAAGTGCAGATACTGCAAGCAGCAGCACAGATGACTTATCCGACAGCCTTGAAAATGTTGACAGCAGCAGTCTTGACGAGGCAAGCAGCAACGCTGAAGAATTATCCGAAAGCCTCAACGATGCAACCAACAGCGCCGATGACTTATCCAGCAGCATGGGAGTGCTGGAAGGTGGAATGCTCCTAAGTGTAGGTCAACAGATACAAGGAATCAGCTCAAGTTCCGAAAGCATGGCTCAAGACATGGACAATGCAGCAATCAGCATTGGACAGTTAGCCACAAATGCAGGAATGGCAGAGCCACAAATGACAGACCTCATAGCAAACATAAGTAATGCGACATTCCCTAAGGATGAGGCAATGGCTTATGTTGATGCCTTGAATCAGATGGGAGTCAGCGCAGACCAACTAGGCGATTCCGCAACAAACATGGATAAGATAAATGATGCTACTCAAATGGGCTACACAAATGTACTGGGCCTTACTCAAGGATTGAGGAGTATGGGCATAGAGGCAAATCAACTGCCTAGCGCATTCAATGCAATTGCATATGCTGAAGCTAATGTGAATGGTGGAGCACAAACATTATCCACAGTATTGAAAAGACAGGCTTCAACAATCAATGAGTATGGTTTGAGTGTTGATCAGACTGTATTGATTATGAACAAGTTGTCTGAGAGTGGTGTTAGTGTTTCAAAGATGGGTAGTGCATTGTCTAATGTGCTTAAAGAGAATAATGGTGATATTCAAGCGATAGAGCAGAGCTTGGATATGGAAGCAGGTGCTTTGGCCAATGCTAGTGATGTGACTGGTCAGTATGAAGGTAATTTGCAGGCTTTGGCCAATCAGGAAGCGGAGCATAAGACCATTACTCAGCAGTTTGGTGCTGCGTGGGATGATGTCACCTTGAAGATGAGTGGAGTATTGTCTCCTATGGCTAGCATAATGGGTTTCATCGGACAGGTTGGCAGTTTCGGAATGACCATAAAGGGGTTGAAGGAATTGGCAACCACAATGGGTGGTGCTCGTGCAGCTATTGACACTATAAGGAATAGTGAATCAATTTGGATTGGTGTGAAGACTGTTCTTGCTGGTGTGATGGGTACAGAGACTGCGGTTGAGGAAGCGAATGCAATTGCGAAAGAGGCTAATGCTGCGGCTACTGCGACAGAGACTGTTGCGAATGAGGCAAGTCTTGGAGCGAAGATTGCCGCTACTGCGAGCAACTGGGCATTGGCAATTAGTGAATCAGCTGTATTGCTGCCTTTGTTACTTGTTGTAGGTGCTGTCTTGGCAGTAGCTGGAGTTCTATGGTACTTGTATAATAATAATGAAACTGTACGTGCAAGCATTGATGGATTGATAGGCACGTTGTGGGGTTTCATAGGTGTTATTGCGAATGTTGCTCAGCAGGTATGGGATTATCTTGTTGGGTTGTGGAATAATCTTGTTCAATGGTTTATGGATTTGCAGGCTATGACTCCTTTGCAGATTCTGCAATTAGTCACAAGTGTAATAGCAAACTTGAATCCTTTATCTGGGCTTGTCAATAATGTATTGGGAAATGTCTTGTCTGTATTCATTACTCAAGCGACAAGTTGGATTACAAATACTGTAAGCAAAGCAAGCAAGCTAGTAACTGATGTGCATAATAAATTGCGAGATTTGCCTAACAAGGTGACAAGTGCTGTTAGTGGTGTTTCAAATGCATTGACAAAACCGTTCACTCAGGCTTGGGATACAATAAGTGGAATCTACAATGACATAAAGGAAGGCATCGAATGGATTGGAAACAATATGCCAAGCTTTGGATTCACTGGTACTGAATCATTTGGTTACACTCCGAGCTTTGGATTCACTGGTACTGAATCATTTGGTTACACTCCGAGCTTTGAATTTGATGGGACATTGAACGAATCCTTCTCCAATGGGGATATGAATAAGACTGTTATTAACAACAATAACACTTTCGATTTCAATGGCATAATCGACAAAGAGGCTGGAGAATACATTGTTGAACAGGTCAATGATTATATTGTCCGTGAAAGCTTGTTAAGAGGTGATGTATAATGTCTCATATAGTATTTGGTGGAATGTATCTAAGCAATATAATTGAAGAGATTAATATCAAGACTAATCAGGCCTTTCATACAAGCCCTTATGTTGGTGGTGAAGGCTCAGATACTAGCCTTGTAAGCAGAGATGCAAAGACATTATCCTTCAAGAGCATTTGCAAGCACGATCAAGAGTCACCTCATGGAAGAGGTCATAGAATCAATGACTACATCCATTTAGCAAAAACTTATAATAAAATATCTGCCGTCTTGACTAGCGAATCAGCTAGCAACATTGATGGGAATTACATCTGCACTAAGATGGATTATACTGAGGACACGGCAGGAAATTATATCATTGACTGGGAGTTTCAAGAAATAATAAAATTCAATGTCACAAAGACAACTTTTCGTGTTTGGGGAAAAGCTGTCACTAAGAATTCAAATCAGAATACTACTAAGAAGACTGTGACAAAGACTGCAACAAATAACTTGAGCAGTAATGTTAAATACCTACTTGGAACCTGCGGAACAATGAAAAAAGGTAGTTCTGCGAAAAAGTGTGTTCAAAGCCTTCAGAAGTTCCTGCAATCAAAAGGTTATTACAAGGGATATAAAGTCGATGGGATTTATGCTGTTTACACCGAAAAGGCGGTGAAAAGCCTTCAGAAAGCGAATAAGAACAAGGTGACTGGACAATGGGATAAAAATACTCGTTCCTATTGGCAGAAAAAGTATAATTATCCTGTAAAATAACAACGGTGTGATTAAAGAATGATTGGAAAATTATATTACAGTCATAGCACAACAAGGGGAACGGCGAAATTCAATAGCATTCCCTTCCATGATGCTAGCATTGACTGGAACCGTGAGGAAGCATCATTGTTATCTTTCAAAAGCCCAGTCAAGTTATTTGAAGCTGACAGAATCTATTACAAATCAGCGAATTTCAAGGATTTCGGTGGGCAAATATACAAAAGGAAAAAATCATTGTCAGGGGATTACGAATATGAAGTAATCAGTTATCTGAGATTGTATCATGATAAGGTTACTTGCTCATATTCAAACTTGACTTCTGCACAGATACTGCGAAAAGTATTGAAACTGTCAAAGAATGATTTCAGCACCAATGGAATCAAGGATACAAGTATTGTTCATCAAAGCTTGAAATGGGAGAAGACAAGCATATGGGACATTGCAATGCAATTGTGCTGGCTTGAACACAAAGCAGGATATGAAGTCAGATGTTCCGTTGATGCAACTGGAACATTGATATTCAAATATATTGATGAGCAGCAAAAAGGATACACTTTCACAAATGCTTACGATTACAATGAGGAGTATGATTCAACAGACATTATCACAGCAGGAACTGTTACTTACGAAGGAAATGTCATTGCAACTAGCGAAGCTAGCAAGGAAATGATTGCAAAATGGGGTTACATTACTGAATATGATGAATGCAACTCAAAAACTGTTTCTTCTGGAACCAAATCTGCAAGCAAAACAAGCTCAAGCAATACCAGTTCAAGTCTGCGTGATGATGCTCAAATAAGAAAATACAATATTCCTAACAAGATTGTCAAGCAAGCATTATCTATAGCAAAAGTCGGCAATAGTCAATACAACAATCTTAAGCTCCTTTATAATTGGGTCAATAAGCATATTGGTTATGTGGGTTACTCAAACAGTAAAAGAGGGGCGTTAAAGACTTTAAATAATCGTGGAGGAAATTGTTGTGATAACGCTAACCTTATGATTGCATTGGCGAGAAGTATTGGTATAAAATGCAGATATGCTCATGCAAAACAAGGCGCTAACGGTCATGTATATGGTGAATATTATGTTAATGGAAAATGGTTTGTTGTTGACACAGGAACTAGTTCCACTACGAAATATTGGGGATCCCATTGGAATGGATTTGGAGATACAAAATACAGATATGATGTGCTAAACTTTTAAGGAGTTAATAAAAATGGTTTTAAAGGGAGTGAAAGCAACATTCAAGGACGATACAGTTACCACTTGGGCTTACCCATCGAAAGCAGGTTATGCTTACAAGCTTACTCAGAAGACGTGGAAAAATAAGTGCCCCTTCTGCGGCTCTACATTTAGTTTCAATCCAAAAAAGACGCCTGAAGGGGAGTTGACGTGCAAGAAATGCGATGCGGACTTCTGTGCCGTGAGTGGCAAAGACAAGGCAACAAAGGTTCGTAAGACTTTGACTCCTGCAACTGTCACTCCTTCAACTGGTGCAAAGGTTGCAAGCAGCAAGACACAATCTCAGAAATGTGAATTGACTAAGGCAGAAGCTTTGACAAAAGCAAGTAGTGAATTGAATGTGAAACATAGTTTTAGGGCAACCTTAAAAATACCTGTTTTGTCAGGCATCAATCTTGGAGACCTATGCCTATTGGATTTCGACAATGTCTTCAGCGAACACAAACTTGTCTATATAGACAAGATAAAAGAGGACATAGACAATCAGACATTGACACTTGAACTGATTGAAGGCAGAAATCATCTCAACGAAAAGTATGGTGGCAACTATGTTTTCCGTGACAAGAGCGGATATATAATTGGTGGAAGTGGAAATCCTCTAAATGCAAAATGCGAAAACATCAACATCAACATTGGCCTGAAAGACAATAGCGCAATCGGAAAGAAAATCAAGCTCAAAGGTCAGGAATTAGGCACAGTAGCAAAAATCTACAAATGGTTGCGTGTCAAGACTGCTGGAGGAACTGGCGGATGGAAATATAAGAAATATGGTGATCATGTTGTCAAGTCTGAAGCGGCTGAGAAATTCGGTCCGAAAAGTGCAGAGAAATGCTGGAAGATAAAAACTGCTAACTGTCTTGATTTCGCTTGGATTATGGCAAAAATGGGTGAAGGTGCAAAGAAAAGCATTGGAATCCGTAGAGGAACTTACAGCAATGGTAAGGAAACTACTGGGCACGCTTGGAATTATAGTGGAACAAAATGGTATGATTGTTCAAGCGCTACAGACCACACCATTGAGTTCAAGAATGTTGAAAAGGTAAAATAAAGAGGGATTTTAGATATGGTTGATTATGATGAGATTTACGGTTGCGATTATTCAAGCCTTGGAGAAGTTACTGCAAATGGGGACATACAGACTGTTTCTGGGATAGATAATGCAAAGCAAAGTATTCGCAACTGGCTATTGACTGACAAGGGATTTTATCCAAGCATTGACACGGAGTATGGTAGTGAGATTCGCAACATCTTCGGAGAGGATTTTGAATATGAAAGTGTTGCTGCATTAATAGTGTATATTCAGAATGCATTGATGGATAATCCACGTGTAAGTGAAATCACTGCGATTGAGCCTCATGTTTTGGTTGATAAGCAATTGAGGATGAATATTGGGGTCAAGTTAGTGGATGGAACTAGCGAGACAATGAGCATTACACTTGAAGAGGAGGTATGATAGTATGGAAGAGGATATTGAGTATATAACTTTCGATGGGGATGTGTTGACAAAGTCTGATTTTCGTGATGAGATCATTAATATGTATGTTACTGCAAACTTGGAAGGGTTGACTAAGATAACAGATTTTAGCATCGGTTCTGAAGCTTATCATATTTCAGATGTGGTTGCTTCATATGTGCTTGAGCATCGTGAATTGATAGACTTAAATTACCGTATGAGTATGATTCATATGGCTGAGGGTGAATTCCTTGACAATATGGGAGATATGAGGGGAGTTCACCGTATAGGAGCAAGCCCATCGGTTGGGGAAGTGACCTTGACTCGTCTTGGTGATGACAATAGTGTTCCTATTGTGGTTCCTGATGGATTGCAGGTTGCTACCATTGATGCAATCAGTTTCCTCATAGACAATGATGGGGAAGACATAATAATAGATGCAGGAACAGACAGCGTGGCTGTCAATGCAATCTGTGAGCAGGAAGGCTATTATACAAATGTATTGGCAAATACAATAACCCTAGTGCTGGGAGATATGGGAAATATTATAGGTGTCAATAATGAATCTGCTTTCACAGAAGGAACAGACATTGAAGACGATGACACTTACAGAAACAGGATACTGTTAAGTCCCTTCAATGTCCCTACTGGTACATTGGCATGGTATGAAAACTTAAGTAATGAATTAGAATCCATTCACGATACTTATGTTGTTAAGGGCACAACTGTTTTAGACCCTGACATTATCATAAATTTCAATCCGAGTGATCGTACTGACATTGTGACAAGATTGGATTTGAATGACTACAATGAAGACAATAGCATAGAATCCACTTCATCAGGTGAGATGACAAAGGCTAGAGCAGACCTGATAGAATTGTTCAGCATGAAGGAGTATGATATAGTTGGAACAAAGAAGGGTTTCCACTTGGCCGAATATAAGGAGGTGCTTGCAGATACTGGAAGCATAAGCTATATCTATGGTGTTATATTGGATACTGGTTATGCTTTGGCTGCTGTAAAACCTTTTATTAAGCAGAAGATAATTGATTTCAATAATGAAGCGATGATTGGTATTGGATGCAATGTCGGTGTATTGGCAAGCATTATCGAGAATGAAATTGAAGGAGTTAAGATTTGCAAGATTGTCTCATATGACGGAACAGATTATGTTGAACTTGTCGAGCCTATTAGCGTAGGTGCTACTGAAGTCTACAACATTGACTTGACCAGCATTGAGAATAAGATTCAGCTTATTAACTTCAACATGAGTGTGTCTGTAGAGGAGTGAAATATAATGGCTTATGATGACAGCAGCTTTTATGGTGACTTGATTGTTGATGAGTATGATGAGCAGAACAATTTCATGAACCCCCCATCGTCATTCGGTTTTCTTGTGTATTACCTGTTAGGGCATAGTTTTGACATGATGAGTGATATGTGCAATCAGTTCATGAACGATACAAGCATATTGACTTGCGCAGGAAAAAACCTAGATAATATCTGGGGCGTTGAGTATGATATGATTAGGCCGAAGATTCAACGTGAAAGAGAATATTTGCTGTTTGAGGACAAGGCAACAAAAAGCGATCATAACGATGATTACACTACCCTTGAAGGAAAGTTCAGCGTGACTAGGGGAGCTGTGAGCACAAGTGTGTTTGGGCAGCGTAACCAGAACACAGTTCAGATTGGAGAAAAGTATTCTGATGATTTCAAAGTGGAAGTTGCAATTGTGGAATTTCCTAATTCTCTTGATGATTTCTTTTTCATATTGAAAAATGAGTCTGGTACTGAAAAGAGCATTAGTTTGTCAAGCATTGCATCAGCAAATAATATTACACTCACAAAGATTGAAGGTGTGGTCTCATTGTATGCTGATTCTGTCTTGATGGTTGAAGAGTCCGTGTCTGGGTCAACATTTCAGATATTGTTCCGTATGCCGTCAAGCCATCGATTCAGTTTTGACGATTTGAAGATTACTAGCTTGACTCCTCAGTTAAGTGCAATGACTGATGACGAATATCGTATTTACCTTTATCTCAGAAATTGTAGGTTAATGACAAGGGAAGATATTGAAATCAACATGAATAAAGCGTTTGGTTTCGATGATTATACTGTCTACTTCACTGAGGAGACTACTTATCTGACTGCTACAGACCATTTGTCTTATTCTGCTACTGTTACTGATACAAGTAACTTAAGCAAGAACAATGATGATACAAGCAATGATTATCTTGTCAACTTAGGTTCTTCTGATTCAAATGTGCATCTGCTTGAAGGGAATCTGAGTACTGGGGAGGAATTTGTTGAAGTGATTAACATTCCTTATCAAGGATGGGACAGCAATTTCCTAGCGTTCATGGAGCAGTATATTTCTGTGAAAGGCGATTTACGTATTAGGGAGTATAACCTATGAGCATGGATTATGAGAAACTTGAAAATGCAATCTATAGTGTTCTTGATGAGAGCATAGCTGATAAGTATGATGTCAAGACGATTCTTTTGAGCGCTCAGTATTGTTGGGCTGGAACTGGGATTCAGGTCAAGGCTAATGATTTCACAATTGTTGTTGACAGTTTGACATATGATGTGCTGGATTATACTGGTTATGATGCATAAGATTTGATTAATAAAAATTTAAAGGGGAGAATGTTAAAAATGAGCGAATACGATGATTATTTTACAGCGGATGACAAACCATTCATTGAGAATATCAATGACGCATTGTTGATTTCTAATGTGTTTGATTTTACTGTGCCGATTGCTTTGCCTGATATGTTCAGCAATCAGACTTGGGTAAACAGTACAAACAAAAGGAAAGCAGGGGTTGCTATAGTTGAATTGGCCGAAACATTGCCAAACACATTAAGCATCACTACAGCAAATGATAAGTCTGTAGTGTCTGGAACTGGGACAATGAAACTGTTATTTTATCCTAATTTCAACAGTTTCGGACAATTCAAGGCTTTTGATTGGAGTAGCAGCAATAACAAGATACAGGTCAATCTTAAGACAAAGACTGGAACAACAATCTTGTCAAACATCAGCAAAGGAAACTTAGCAAGTATTCCTTCAGGATTGAAGGTTTTGGATCAAGTGATGATTGAGATTGTGTTTACTGCATCCGACACTTTGACTGGTTTTACTGTGACTATGGAAAATAAGCAACAGACTCGTTATGGTGCTAATGTTAAAATAAATACTGTAGATGGATTAGAAACACGATTGGAAAGTATTGAGTCAAAGAATACAAGTCAAGATTCTGCTATTAGCAACAAAGTAGACAAGGTGACAGGAAAAGCATTGTCAAGTAATGATTTCACTAATGCTTTGAAATCCAAGTTAGAAGGCATTGACAGTAGTAGGATTCCTTTGGAAGAAATAGTTGCGAATGATGACTTGAACGATTCAAAATTTTTCCCCTCAACCGTAAAATTCTATATTTGTAGGGGAAACACTATAGCGACAACTTTAAGTAACTGTCCGTACGATAAAGCATTTCTTTTAATATCATACCCAACTTCTAGCGGTACTGTAACTACAGTTACTCAAGAAATTAGGCCGTATGAGTACTCAAAAAATATGGTTTGGTCTCGTAAGTATTATTACAACAATTCAACTAGTGTTACAAACTATTCAAACTGGGATAAATATGCTGTGTTAAATGATGACAATAATGAAATGCAGATGAACGGTATTGCTAGTGCTGGTAGTAGCAGTTATGCTGCTAGGTCTGACCATGTCCATCCATCTGATAATACTCGTGCTTCTGTTTCTCATGTTCATGGAAATCTGTCTGCTGACGGTAAAATTGGAAGTTCCACAGGAAAAATAATTACAACTGGAACCAATGGGGTATTACAAGCAGTAGATACTATCACAAAGTCAAAGATTAGCGATTTCCCAACATCTATGACTCCAACAAGCCACACTCACGGAAATATTAGCAATGCTGGAGCAATCGGCTCTGCAAGTGGTAAAATCATTATGACTGGAACAGACGGAGCATTGACGGCGGTAAGCAGTATCCCAAGGGGCATGATTGCTAATTTCCCTTCTACTATGCCTCCTAGTAGCCATACTCACGGAAATATCAGTAACGATGGGGAGATTGGTAGTGCAAGTGGTAAAATCATTGTGACTGGAACAAACGGAGCATTGCAGACCACAGACACTATCACAAAGAGCAAGATTTCTGATTTCAGCCACACTCACGGAAACATTAGCAATGATGGAAAAATTGGTAGTGCAAGTGGCAAAATCGTGATGACAGGTACTGATGGTGTTTTGCAGACTGCGGATACTATCACAAAGTCAAAGATTAGCGATTTCCCAACATCTATGACTCCAACAAGCCACACTCACGGAAACATTAGCAATGATGGAAAAATTGGTAGTGCAAGTGGGAAAATCATTATGACTGGAACAGACGGAGCATTGACGGCGGTAAGCAGTATCCCAAGGGGCATGATTGCTAATTTCCCTTCTACTATGACTCCTACAAGCCACGCTACATCAAGCACTACATACGGAGTTAGCTCTGCAACTAATTATGGACACAGTATGGCAAGTAGTACATCTCCAAAAATGGATGGAACTGCTAGTGTGGGTTCTGAAACTGGAAAATTTGCAAGGGGAGACCATATCCACCCTTCCGACACTACAAAACAAGATGTAAGTGGGTTGAAGTGGCAAAAACTTGCTGGATGGGGAAAAATATCTCCAAATGCAACTTTGCAATGTTATTATAACGACATTTTCGTGGCAATTGAACTGCAAGGAACTTTTTATGAAACTCCATCATATATCACAACAAGCTTCTTGAATCTCACAACTGATCTGTCTCTTTCTGCATTGCCTACAGAGTATTGTCCAAGTTATGAAGTGAGTCAAATGATATACCCAAAAATCGAAGCATATGTTTCAGATGTGGGGACTTTGAAGGTACGAACTCTCGAGGGGACAACTAATAAGTTGAATGGATATGTCATATATCCAAGAAAAAGTGCATTTGAATAGGAGATTATTTATGGAAGATAATTTATACAATAATCTTTTGAGAGCAACAGACAATACGAATGACATTACAACAGAGAAGTATGCCACGATAACCCAAAAAAATGGAAACACATATAATGTAAAGGAAACCACTAATAGTCTTGACCATTTTAATGTGCCATCAGTCTGTTCTTGTAAAGTTGGAGATATTGTAATATTAGGGTTTGTAGAGAATGATATCTACAACCCAATTATTATGGGAGTGCTGGGGTATTCTGGCGAAGATTTAAGTATTTATGAGTTAATTGAGAACAAGGTTTCAAGTTGGTCTCCAACTACGAACAATTCCCATTATCCTACTGAAAAGTTAGTTAAGGATTCATTGGATAGTAAAATAAGCAAATCCTCAATAAATGGATTGGTAAAAAATGATGGAACAATTGACACGAACATTTATGCAACAATACAAAATATCAATTCCTTAAATATTGGTGTTGAGAATTTGATTTTAAATACTCGAGAATTCACACATACTGTTGGTTCGCTAACTGGTAACTCCTATAGAAACTGTGCAATAAGAAGGATTGATAATTCAAATTCATCATCATATCTGACTTGGACTTGGGATATAAGTGCTGGTGAGTATGAATATGGTGATTGTTTTACATTAGGTTTTTATGCCAAAGGTACTCCTACGACTACTGGTTTGAGAGCATATTTCTATAATGGGGTCAAATCCAAGCCGATTAAGGGAAATTACAACAGTTCAACAAATCAAATATTTGGGGATGGCTTATCTTATTTTGACCTTACAAACAATTGGAAAAGGTTTACTGTTACTTGGGAACTTGACACAGTAGGGAATTTGGAGACCTATAAAAGGCTTGGTATCCGTGTAATGAATGGTGTAGACATGTATTGTTGTGGTGTTAAGCTTGAAAGAGGAGAATATGCTACGGATTATAGTCCCTCAAGCCTAGATTAACACACTCTTTTCAATTTACTCAACCAACTACCTATTCCATTATTGTTCGTTATACAAGAATATACCGAAGAAGGAGAAAAGAGATAAAATGAAAAAAGAATTATTATTTTCAGAAGCCCAACAAATCAAAACCTATTATGAAAAAAATAAGAAAATGCCGAAAACCTGCAACATTAACAATACGATTTACAGCATTTACTCAACAAGTTATCTGATGTCTGATTTGATAAATTCAAATTTCAAAACAAAAGATTATACTCCTGTTGAAGTCAGAATATATAACACTACAAAATTTAGTGATACTATTAATGAACAAGTTTCTAAATCAGATTACTTGAAAATGATTAATAATTTCATTAAGTATTGTAAAGATAATAGAAGAGTTCCTGCATATATAACTACAATTAACTCAAAAATTAAAGTTAGTTTTGAACTATTTGTTTTTTGCTTATCCAAAATTATAGTTTACTACTATAATCATCATGCTTTGCCTAACTACTGCATTTTTAATAAGGCAGACATTGCAGATAGTGGAGGCGATGCTCCAATTGGTAATAATTGTGTTAATCCATATAAGTCAAAGCATCAAACCTCAAAAGGTTGTGATGGAATGGGACAAAACACTTCCTATTTCTGTGGTGTTTCAGCACTTCATAAGGTCTTATATAAATTCGGTATTAAAAGATATACTCAAAATGAACTGGCAAAAATAGCTGGAACTACAACAAGTGGAACAGACCATAGAGGATTAGAAACAGCAGTTGCCTATGTGTCAAAAAAGACAGGCATAAAGTTATCCTGCAAATGGTACAATTTCAGCGAACTTGGTTTTGAGAAACTGGCCAAGATGATTTGCAAGGAAAATCAAGATGCAATTATACATTTATTATATCGGAATAAATATGGGCACTATGAAGTAATTAATGAAATTGACTTGAAAAAACAGACTGTGAAAGTTGTTAATAGTCTTGGAAATAAATGTAGCTCTTGTTACTGTGGATATGTTGAAGAGAGAAGTTTTGCTCTTGAAAAACAATATATCCGTGGAATAAGTCAAAAGAGTGTCTGCATAATCACGAAGGGATAATCATGACTGCAAAAATCAAAAGAAAAGAACTTAGCAACAGACAAAAGGAAGTCAATGAGTTATATGAAAAAAACGGACTGACTCCTGAAGTCTTGGATAAACAAGTGAAAATCAATCATGAACGAAACAAATATGACTTGCCTGACGAAAATGAATATTGGTGTGGAATTATAACTGAAAATGGATTTAAGGAGTTTGTACAATGAGCGAACTGGATTTGGGATTGGTTACAAGCATAATAACCTTCATATGTTTAGTTATTTTCGGATATTTTACTGGAGAATCAATCGGCAAAACTGAAGTTGTCGGTTTTGCAGGATCATTGGCTGGGTTGATCGTGTGGTACTATACTGAGAAGTATAACAGTCATTTGGTCAGCGGCTCTGGTGAAATCAATACTGAACTTATTCTTGGCAATGAGGAAGTTATGAATGCTGAATATGAAGAAGAAGTTGTTTATGATGAGGAGCAAGTATAAGCAATATGGGAGCATTTACACGGAATATTGTTTGCAATGTGTCCGAGAAGGTACTGCTTATTGCAGATATGAATTTGAAGATAACAAGTGCATTAATTTTAAGAGTTTGGATGATATGAAAAAGGAGTATTCCGTTTAAAGTTAGTTTTTTTTATTCCTTTTTTTTATTTTTTTTCTAAAAATAACGATAACTTTATATATTATGTAAACATATTTAATATTATACAAGTATTTTTTTTAGGAGGAACATTAAAATGTACAACGAGGAAACAAAAACACAATACTGCATAATGACAGAAGAAAACAAAAACATCGCAAACTCATATGTGCCAGACTGGGACAAAATGATAAACGAATGCCCAGACGAACAAATGAAAGAAAAATGGATAGAATGCAAAGAAAGACACTCAAGAATGGAAAATCCAAAATGGCAAGGATTCGCATTCAATGCAATCTACATGATGGAAATGAAATGCGGACACTTTGAATTATTCCAACATCACGTAAGAAGTGAAGATGAGCTTGTCGAATGGATAAAATTAATGCAGGAACCTAGAAATTACCACAAATGCACAATTTGCATATGTGGCAATTAAATTTTAAAATTATTTTTTTTTATTGGAGGTTTGTTAGTATGGAAAACTATTTCGAAAAGGGGCATGGGGATTTCGATGACGATCACATCAATCCCTGTGAAGTATGTGACTATTATTTAGATTGTTGTGGAGAATATTGTTTTATGGAGGCTGAGTATGATGACTGAAAGGTATGAGATGCTTGACAGTTATACCTTGCATGATTATGAAGACTGCAGGAGTTACACTACAGGGGTTTCACTTGCTGACTGTGGAATCCCTTTTGTGGAGTTGCTTAATAGGCTTGATAATTATAGACAGTTCCATAAGGAGAATCAGATTAAATGCCAGAGGGAGAACAAGAAGTTATGGGCAAAACTTGAGGAGTATGAGAAATTGCTCAAGGATTTTGAGGATTTATATGAGTCAAGTGTTGAGGAGATGGTGGCAGCAGAGCAAGACACTTATTAAATTAAATATCCTATTAATTATTTTTAATACTATTTTTTTCTTTTTAATATTTTTAATCATTCTTTCAATTATTTTATACTATTTACTTTTTTTATATTTTTTAAATATTTTAATATACATCACATAACTAACATATAATATTTTAATGTTTTTGCAAGAAATATTCGCAAAACTCAAAGAATCCTTAATTTTTTGAGTAATACTTTTTAAGCGATTTTGACATAAAAATAGGCACATAAATACTGGATTTTGCAGAAATTCTATGAATAAACTCACTACAAACCCAACACTTATCTAATATGAAAGATAAAAAATACTAATATGATACAGAACGATTTCAAACTACAACAAATGTACATAAGAAAAGACATAGGTGAAACAAGAAAACAACAATACGAAAGAGTATTCACCAGAATCCACAAACTAACTGGCTACACACCAACAGAACTACTAGACATAGCAAGAGACGAGCAAAAACCAAAAATCCTCAACGGCCAGATTGAATTCAAAGAACTTGAAGATAGATCCATAACACGCATACAATATATGCTATATCAGGAACTCATCAGAATCGAGCTGAAACCATCAACAATCAAATCTGAACTTGCAATCTACCGAGCATTCCTGAACGAATACAACATACAATTGCCAAAGAACATAAATGTACGAGTCAATCAACCACTTTACGAGGAAGGCGATTTGCCACAGAAGCAGCATATACTTAAAGCTGTCAATGCAACAAATAGCAAAAGGAACAAGGCATTATTCTATTTCATGTCCAGTTCAGGAATTAGGCCTGTTGATGTTAGGAACTTGACAATCAATGATTTTCTCAAGGCTTGTGAATATTACCTTGAAGATGACTTGACATTGGAAAACTTGTTTAAGTCTGATTATCAGCATTTCATTCCCTGCTTTTACTTCAGACCTCAAAAGACTGACAAGTTTGATAATGTTTGTTGTACTTTTTGCACTCCTGAAGCCGTTATTGCCATTGTTGATTATTTGCAGTCAAGGCATATCAACAGTTATGATGAGTATTTGTTTGCAGCTCCATCTGGTCGGAAGCTTGGACAGACAAGTTTCATAACATTATTTCAAAGATTGAATGACAAGGAGTTTGGTTTGAATAGTCAAGGTGAACGATTCTTTAGGGCAAAATACTTGCGTAAATATTTCATTACCACCTGCAATCGTTATTCTGGTGACTTGCTGAAGGTTCGCCTGTTGGCAGGCCACACCTTATCTGATATTGATCGTGCCTATAATGAAATTAACATTAATGCAATGAGACGTTTTTACACTACTTTGATTCCTTTCCTGAGCTTGAATGATACTGAAGTCAAGACAATCAAGTCAAAGGAGTATATGGATTTAGAGTTGAAGCTGGAGAAGCAGAAGCTTGAGAATGAGAAGTTGAAGGATGAGATTGATGAGCGTATTGATGCTGCTATTGAGAATGTGCTGAATAGGTATAAGTGAGTTTTTTTTGTAAAATGGTTTTCGTTTTATAGAAAAAAATGTATATGTGTTTTGGTTTAATTGTTTTACAATTACAGTTTTACAGAAAAAAATATTGTGGAGTTTTTGTTTAATTGTATTACGATTACAGTAAAACGAAAACCCTAATATATTTTTAATCGTAAAATGGTTTCCGTTTTATAAAAACTAATTTTTTTTATAAAAAATAGAAAACTTTATATATTATGTAAACATAAGTAATATTATACAATTACATTTTTTTTAGGAGGACAAAAAACATGAAAAATGTAGAAATTCAAATGAACGAAATTGACAAAATTAGAGAAATGAATTTTGAAGACTTTAGTATGTTTGACCTTTTGAAAATCCAAAATGGAAAGAAAAACGTTTGCATGGTTTTCCCTTACAATGTCTTAAAATATCTTGAAAAAGCTGAAGATGTCAAAGTTTATGAAGGCATCAGATATTGTGCAGAATTTGATACCAGAATGGGATTCAATAGTCCACGAGGGGTAATTGCAAAATCTTACGATTATGATTTATTGTTAAGGGTTTTGAAATTAATCCTTAACCAATAAATTTTAATTATTTTTTAATTTTTAAATCTGGAGGATAATGAATATGAAAGAAAGTGAAAAACAAGTAATCATTGAAGGACTAATTGAATGTGCCGACAATGTTGCTGAAGCAGAAAAAGAATATGCAAGAGCATATCACGATCTAGAATTGTTGAAGGCCAATCATATCAAGTTGAATGATTGGGAAAAACTGTTAGGCAAGAAAAAGCCTACAGTAGCAGAAAAAGAGGCCCATATTACCTTATCTGTTGAAGAGCAACAAAACAAGGTGAATGAGTTGAAAGTTGAACGTGACCATTGCAGGAGACTATTCGAGGTTAATATGTTATGTGGAAAATTGTAGGGTAAAAAAAGTGGTAATAGTTAATGATTTCCTGAAGGCCTATGTTTTTTTTTATTCCTTTCAAAAAAAAATTTAAATTTTTTTTGGTAAGACAAAAGAATATAAAAAACTTTTAGTTGGGCCTTCAAATGAAATCATTGGCCTTTAAAAAATATGGTATATAAAAAAATAGTAGAATGTTTTTTTTAGGAGAACATTTAAATATTTTTTTTTATTTTATTAAAGGTTACTATTATTTATGTTCAACAAAGTATATAAACATTTAAAAAAAAAATAGAGGGTATAATTGTTTGGGGCATCAGGCTATAAAAAAAATAAGAAAAGAGGATAAAAAAAATTTTTTTTTTACTCCTCGTCTTTTTGCTTGAGCTCGACTGTGATTATGTTGTTCTCAATGTCAATGTCCCAGAGGATATGATCGCCGTCTTGAATGTTCAAGAGCTGAATCACTACTTTGGGGATTGTTGTGAGAAATCCAGTTCCGTTATGCCTTATTTTTGTTTTTGTTTCTATGTTGTTGAATTTCTTTTTTATCTGCATCATTTTTCACCTCCTATATTTTTTTGATATTATTATATTTGTCTTTTCATTGTCAATAATATTTTTTTATTATTTTTTTTAAATGACAAAAAAATGACAAAAAAATATATATATTAAAAAAGATATATTAAAGAATACAGAAAGAATTCCTTTTAGGAGTAAGACCCTTAAAGGATTTCTCGAACAAAAAAAAAGGCTGATTAAAAATTTTTTTAGGAGAACATTTAAATGGATACTATTATAATAAACGGCAAATCCTACGAAGAAGGATTTGTTGAAAAAGCAATCAATTTCTATGAACTCCTACTTGACGGCTCCATAAAAGAGCAAATCAAGGAGGAGATGCAATGTGCGAAATAGACGAATATGATGAAGTGGACCAATACATTGAGTCACTCATAATATTTGGAAATGAGTTAACTGATTATGGCCTAGAATTATATTCCGAGGAAATCTACATCAAAGACGAGGAAGGAAATGAGACCATGATCAGGAAAGAGGATTATTCCAAAAAGGAGTAAGACACTTTTTGAGAATATAATGATTTTTAAAAATATTTTTTTTTAGGAGGACAAAAAAATGGCGAAAGCAAGGCTTCAAAAGAAACAGGAAAAGTCTTTCAACGATTTCCTGTTTAGAGAATTTGCAATAAAATTCACATTCATTGGATTGTTAATTTTTGCATTATTCGTTTTCATTGCGGTCTGTTTCTTGCTTGTTCCAGCAACAAACGGATTTTACTGGTGGTAAATTTTTTATTATTTTATTAGAGGTGATTAAATATGGTATTAAAACTTCGTAAAAGAGGAGAAGCTCCTCGGAAAAAAGTTCTAATTTATGGCATGGATGGCAGCGGCAAATCAACATTCGCTGCAAATTACTGTGTTGAGCATGGGCTAAATCCAGTCTGCATAGATGTGGACGATACTAATTTTACTAATGTTGACATTCTTGATTTGAGTTTCAAGGGAGATGTCCAGACTTATAATTCAATCAAAGACATAATAGACGAAATTGAGAAGTCCAATTATGATACAATCATATTGGATGGAGTTACTAGTTTGTTAGAAATGTTAACTTCAAAGGCTCGTGGCATGGCTGCGTATAGCGATCGTGCCAAAAGGTGGAATGACATACTCCACAAATTAAACAATAGTAAGAAACATCTTATCTTTGTCGGTCAAATCGATATGGAGATGATGTTCAATGAAGATTATCAACCATCCAAAGCGGTTATTCATGTCAATTCTATGGTCAACGAGAAGTATAAGACCTTCGTTGACAAGGATGGGGAGTATAAGTTTGAGACTTTGAAATGCAGAACAATGGATATGGTGGAAGCTCAAGTCAGTAAGCCTGAAGTTGTGAAGGAGGAACCTAAGAAAGCAGTTGCAAATAATATTGATTCTGTTAGTGACATTGCTGAATCCATCATTGCAGAATTGCCGAACAAGAGCATTACTGATGCGAAATTGGAAGTTATGGAATTATTAAAAGCAAGTATTATTACTAGAGAGGAGTGTCCAGAGATTATTAAAAAGTTAGAGGAGCGGCTATAAATGGCAGCTTCTTTAAAATCTCATCAAGTTCTTGGAAGTGCATTTAGAGGTAAAGTTCAAAAAAGATATAGGCATAAAAAGGACTACACATTTTTTAAAGGGGATAAGCAGGTAGGGTGCTTAAAAATAGATATTAAATTATCTGATGAGGAACTTCGTGAGGAGTTACTAGAATTTAAGGAAATGTGTGGTGCAGACAAATGTTTCATTACTTGGACTGCACTTGAAGGATTTTGCAAAAAGGAAGTGATTTTATGAAAATCATTTCCTTTACAAGTAATCCTTATTGGGAGGATTATTATCTTGAGAATGATAATGGTGACAAGCAATATCTTGTCACTATAGATTTGAAAGAGGGTACAGTATTTTGCACTTGCCCTCATTTTCTGTATCGTTGCAATAGGTCTGAAACTCGTTGCAAGTTCGGAGGATTACGATTGTCTGACACAGAGAATCATTGCAAGCACATAAGATATGTGTTAAAGGTTAGGGAGGTGTTGCGTGATGGGTAGGCCAAGAAGCAACAATCCCAAATCAGAGCATATTGGAATCAGCACCACTAAGGAGAAATATGCAAGGTTCAAAAGGCTCGGATTGGTCAATGATGAGGTTATTGATGTCTTACTGTTTCATCTTGAGAAGGAGAATCAGAAGCTGCAAGTTGATAAGATTTTCACGATCAAGAGAATCAAGGAGATTGATAAGCAGATTCAGAAACTTGAGTTTGAGAGGTTAGCTCTGGAGACTGAGCTTGAAGAGATTGATAAGCTGATTGGCTTGGATGAGGATACTTGTTTAGGTGTTGATGTTGAAAAAGCTGTTGCTACTATTTTGCAACGATTTAATAATCAGAGTGTTTATAATATTTTAGAATTCTTGACTAATAATCAGGAATTGGTTAGGAATCAGGCTTTTTTGTGTGGCTTGAGTAGTGGCGAGCTGGAGGATATTGTCTTCAGCAGAGCAGAATAAAAAAAAATTTTATATTAATAAGGAGGATTAAAAATATGAAAAAAAAAAAACAATTCTGAAGTGGAAAGTTACCTTAAACATATGGGGATTGATGAAAGATTAGATTATAATCTGCCTTACAGTATTACTGTTAAAAAACAGGAAATTAATAATCGGCTTACTGTGC